TATTTCTCATAGCATCTTGAGTAGCTAACAAGTCTTTTGCTTCTTTTCTTTCTTTGTCTCTTCTAGCTCCATAAGCTGCAAGAGCAGATCCAAAGGTTTTACCTAGCTCAGCCCCTACATTTACTTGCAGTGGTGGTAATGAATAATCTCCAGACGGTATAGTGTATCCCATGTTTTATATTTTTATGAATCAAAAGCTCCTCCTGCAAGAGCTCCACTAGCTATACTACCTATGCCAGTAAATATACCTGCGGTGGCAGCATCTCTATTTGCGGTGGCTTGTGCTTGCCTTTGAGCAGCTCCAGTTTCTTTAGCTATGTTATAAGAAATATCAGCATTTGTTCTATCTTCTTTAGCATTAAACATAAATATGTTTCCAGCTGCCTGAGCTTGCTGTTCTCTTGCTCCTTCAGATATAGCTATTTGTTGTAATCGTTGTTGTTCTTGTGTTTGTCTTTCTTGTAGGTTTTGTTCGCCCTGTGCTCTAAGCTTTTCGTTTTGAGCTTCCTGAGCTTCGATACCAGCGGCTACACCTTTCTTACTTTGTAAGGCAGCTTGAGCTAAAGCAGTTGCACCACCCGCGCTAGCACCTGTAGCCATCATAGCATCAAGTGAATTAGCTAAAGCTATATCAGCTTGTTCTATCTGTATCTCTGCGGCTTGAGTAGCAACACCTAGGTTTTCATAAGGATTAGACATTTGACCAGACAGGTCCGATGCTAAGTTAGCTAGTGATGTTACACCACCGTAAGGGTTTGTAATAGTTTGCCTGCTGTTTTGAAGTGAACGAACTTTAGCGGCTGCCATAGCTTTTTCACCTCTAGCTCGACGCATGTTCTTATGCTCTTTACCAGACTGTATTGCTCCACCAATACCTACTGCTGCTGCCCCTACTATTGCTGCGGTTACTGCTGCCATAATTTATATATTTTTTATTAATTCATATGATGGACTTTTATCTACAGTCCACCCTAATTTCTTATGTGTTTCTATTAGGTGTTTATTTCTACCTATACTAAACATGTGTTTTTTACCTGCTAACTTGCAAGTCTCTTCAGCTGTAGATATTAGTAATTCTAAAGCTTGCTTGCGGTCTTTTTCTCTATAGTCTGGGCTAGATATGATCCACTCTAGTAAAACCCCATCTGAGTTTGTAAAGTATAGAAATCCAGCTACTATAGGTGTATTTTCTTTGTAGACCATGAGACCGCCAGTACCATTGTCTGGTAAAAAACCTTTGGCAGGTGTTGTCCACTCAGGCCAACTATCCCACCATTTAACTAAAGTACTCCAATCGTTTTCCTCTAGCTTTCTAACTTGTAATTCCATTTAATTAAATTTAATTTAACTACTTAAACCAAACACAGAGTTAACCGCAAATAATTCTTTTGCACCACCCGGGTTTGTGTAGTCGTCGTTTTCTATAACCACTGTACAGTAATATCCTTTTATACCTGTCATTTGATTACCAAATCTAACTTCAGCAGCTGTTGGTTTTGAGTCATTAACCAAGTTTGCATAGTATTTATTTTCTTTTCTTGTAAACCCAGCATAAAATCTATTGTAAGGTGGATCATCAGTTCCAAATACATTCACATAGTCTGCTCTGTAAACTGCTGTGTTAAACGTAGCCGCTGCTGTTCTAGGATCAATTATATATTCTCCTTCGTAGTAACTATATATACCATTTGTTGTATCTCTAGTTTCAGGTGGTAAAAGCCATATAGGTATATTTGAAGAATCAACACTTATACTATCAGAGCCTGTTATATCAGATACAAAAGATATAATCTCCCAACCATTGCTACCCTCATAGTTTACGGTTTTAAATACTTTACTTCTACCTACATCTGGATTAACTACAAATGTTATATTTGATTTATAATCAACACCATAAAATCTAGCTCTATTAACGGTATCATCATTATGAACAAAAACTGCATCATGCGTCTCTGTTCCTTTAGCTACGCTGTAAAATCTACTACCTAAACTAAACATCCAGCTAGGTTTAAAACTATAAAACGATGGCCAGCCTAATACAGCTTCATCAAACTGAAGTGTACTGTATGATGGCCTAGGCCTAGTGTTGTTATTTGGATTTTTTTGTAAAGAAACAGTGAACTGCTTTGTGTATATATCCCAACCACCTATTATTTTACCAGGTCCAAAGCTGGATGAATCTACGATACTTAGATTGTCTCTAAACCAATCAATCATACCATAGTTTGAAATTTCTGTAATACCGTCTCTAGACAGCCTTAAAACAGCATTTCTATTTCTGTCTACAAAGTATTTTCTATACCCATATACAGCAAAGCTTTCAGGATTTGTACCTATACCAAAATTACCAGCGTAAGGTATTATTTGTCCTATAACTAGGTTTAATTGACTAACAGGTATGCCACCACCTTCAGCCGTGTATATAGCATCTTTGTCTATCAATGCTCTACTTACTTTTCTTTCAGAAAATATAATTAAGTTACTGTCCTCAGCATATAGCCTTTGTATGCTACCATTAGCTGGATCAGTTGCTTTTGTTATATCTTTTGCTACTGAAAACTGGTTAGTTTGATTAATACCAGTTCTAGAATTAAATATACCTGAGTATATCATAGCATTACCTCTGATACTTCCTTGAGGTTCGTCTTCCACTAAATAAGCTTTAGCACCAAGAGATACAGATGTATTATTATATCCACCTCTAATCCTTGATTCTTCTACAGCCCAGTTCAAAGTGTTATCAGGTGTTCCGCCATCAAACCCACCTATATCACCAGGTATACCTCTAGAACCAAACCATTTAAGAGCATTAGGATTAGTAAGTTGATTTCCATCTATAGTCTTCCTTAATGTAAAAGAGTTAAAGTATTTTACTTCTATTAATGCCATTATATATTAGATTACATGTTTTAATACCGCTTTACCTAGTCGCCTGATTTACCAACAGATGTTGTAGCATATTTTAAACCATTAGCAGTGTTTATTCTACAGGCCCACAGTCTTTTGTTTTGATTAGTAGAAGGAACACCACCTTGTGAAGCAGAGTTTTCAGCAGCTAAAGCAGGAGTTATTGCGTCATTTAAATTCGCCGGTGCTGGATCTGGAACATTTATGCTGTAAGGAACATTATAGTCCGCTGTACTAGTTTCAGTTGCTCTATAAGATATATAACCATTACCACTACCATTCCAACCAGTAAAGGGAGTTGTTAATCCTGGGTCTGAATAAAATTGGCTTACATACCTGTTAACACCTTCTTCAGCATAAAGTATTGTAGCGCTACTAAAGTTATTATCTAAAGCATCGGCTTTACCTTGAGCTGTGTCTGCGAATACATTAATATCAACCTCGTATCCAAATGCTCTAGACGAATTAACAGGTCTTAGGTCATAATAAAAATCACCTATATTAATGACACCTGCTTCTTGAAAATTATTACCTAAAGCATTTGGGTTGTCAGATATTTTACTTTGACATGTAGTACACTCACCTCCAATGTTCTGTATTATTATTCTGTATTCACCAAAACAAGGATCAATACCATATACAAAGCTTTTACCTACAGCAACCCATCTTCCTAACCGTATTTCAGGAACTGTGTTTAATCCATACTGCTTTTCAGCTTGATATTGAACAGAGTTAGCTTTAGGATCATTTGGATCGCCACTAATTGTATCAATAACAGCTGCACCGTATTTCTGTCTTGTATTAGAATTAGATTGTGAGTTGTCAGCTTTGTGACGTGATAAACTAAAACCTCCAGAACCTCCTGGCTGCGTGCCAGATCCTTCGCCATCAACTCTTAAACCAGATTGCTGAGGATTTGTTACAGGAGTTATTGCGCCTGTTAAACCAGTATTCCAAGAAAGTACGTTACCCTCTATGTCTGTAGCTGGTTTCCAATCCCCTACGCTAGGTGTTATCTCTCTATACTCTACAGCCCAAGAAATTTCAGATGTTTGATAATCGTAATCGTTACTAGTACTACTGCTTAATCCTTGTAAATACATTTCAATATTTATATAACCAGTACCTTGAGTTAATGCCCCTTCAAAAGGACTAGGAGTATTACCTGTAGGTTGAACTACATTTAATTTTTGGAAAGTACTATTGCCGCCGTAACCATAACCACCGCTTGTTGTGTTTGTATAAAAAGCGTTTAATGTTGGTTGGTCTGGTTGAGTAGAAATATTACCTATATCAGGATATGTATAAGTAAAATGTGTATCAATATCCTGTCCAGCTGCAGAAGGTAGTTGGTTATAAGCGTTTGCTTCTGTACCGTGCAAGTTAAATAAATATGCGTTATCGTAGTTAAGTGGGTATTCTGTAATATTATTACTAAAAGACCCAGTGGCTGTAGGTCTACCTATTGTTATTAGTATATTAAAGTTGCTGCTAGTACCGTCACCTGATTGTACATTTATTACTACTTCAAATTTACCTAGACCTTGTCCTGGTTCAACCTCAGTCAATATACCTGTTACTGAGTCTATTTGAAATATATTAACCGCAGTTCCTGATGGTTGTTCTTGAGATGCTATTGACCAAGCTAAACCTGTTTGATTTTGGCTAGGTGCTACTAAAGGATCACCTTGATTAGCGCCATTCATAGCGAAGAACTGAACTAGGGATCCAGTTGTATCTCCATATTCAAAGAATATTCCTGGATCAGGTGGAATAGGTGCTGGATCTAAATAATTTTGTATTGGCTGAGCAACTTGCCCCCATTGTACTAGCGGTGATTTTAATTGCTTGGCTCCAACGTGAATAGTTTGTAAGTTATCTAGTGTAATATCATTTACTAATGTAAATGTTCTTATTGGCGAATCAGGATCGTTAGCGTTATCAGAAACTCTTATTGTTATGTAGAAATCAGTGAAACCATTTTGTTGGTCCTCAGTTGTATATAACTTATATGTTTTATTAACAAGTATAAATGTGTCGTGAGCATACGCGGTGCCTAAAGCACCTTTGTAGTTTGTGTAAGTACCAGGTCCAGTTATTGTAGAAGCTGTACCATATATTTGCAACAAATCAAAGTCAGATGTTACGTTATCACCATTACCATTTATAACTGAAAATTCGTGTAACGTTACATTTTGTATTGGCTGGTTTGCTACATCATCAAACCAAAATTGAGAATGATCATCAGTATTCCCTCCTATAACAGATCTAAATCTACCCAAAAAACCATTACCAGGGGTAGGTGTTGTTGGTAATGTACCTGGTTCTGGCGAACCTAAAACAGCTGGATCCCAAGGTATTGAAGCTGGTGTTTGTATACCCCAATACTCTGTAAGGTTCCAATCAAAGTTTACTATACCAAATATAGTTTGACCACCTGTCTCTATAACCTGTGTATTCAAGTCGTCTATTTTACCGCTTGTACTTGTCTCCCAGTATATATCTAGTTTTGATTCTACTGGTTCTGTTTCGTATACAGCTAAATTAAATATACTGTAATTGCTTGAGCTTGGCGGAGTGACTTGCCCAATTTGTTTAGTTGTGCTTATTCTACCTATAAGTGGGTTTGAAGCTGCTTCATAAAAGTCATCATCATAATCCGTATTGTAACTACCACCTGGCCCAATATTGAACATGTCAAAAAGATTTGATATAGTAGAAACTGTATCTGAAAACCTTGAAGGATAGTATTGTTCGTTTACTATACCAATATTATTTACTGTTGGCGTTAAAGCCGTAGCGGTGTTTTGAACTCTACCAAATAATTGAACAGAACTTCTAAATTGTTTTTGATCAGGACCAACCTCTGCTAAATCTCTAGGTACTTTATTTATATTGTCATTTAGTAAAACTACGTGCGATGTTAAACCTAGTTCTTGTGACGGTACTTCTGGATATGCGGCCAATATGCCAGGTAAATATACATTATAGTAATCTTGCTCTTGCTGTTTTACTACTACTTTCCATGTATCAAATCCTAGTGGATTATAAGACGAAAGCGTAGGATCACCAACATAAGTTCCTGGATACAACGTGGGTTTTACAGGTGTTTCGTCTATAGTTTCGTTTACCTGTACGTAAAGAGCATCACCCGGCCAAGCTCCTACATCAACTGTTGTATCGTTATATGGAGAGTAAACAGTTGAAAGTCTTGGGCTTGATATAATACCTGTGCTAGAAGCTGCGGCATTAGAAAGTAATGTTGACGTTGTTCTACCAAACCTATCAGATAAAACAAATCCAGCCTGGTAGTTTCTATTTTGTTTTAAAGTATGATTAGGGTATTCAACAATACTAGTTCTCCACTCAACAGAAGTAACAGGTGTTGTCACATCAAAGTTGCCTTTAGCTTGAGTACCTACGTTGTAGCTGATTGTTGAAGGCGGTGTATGTTTAGTTTGAAAATTACCATAAACAACTCTATTGCTTATTATTTCTTGACTTAAAGCTTTAACAGGTACTTTGTCATATACTCTAGTTGTCTGATCTTCCGGTAACGTTCTAAAAGGTTTTGTACCAGAGTAAGTATATTTAAACGTGTTTGTTTGTGGAAATACAAGTGGACTTTGTTGAGCTTTTATTTCATCAGCAGATATAGTATCAGCTACCAACACTGCAAGTCCGTCAGATTCTTTAAACAGTATTTCTATTTCTGTTATTTTAAAATAATCCGTTACGTTTAACAAAGTGGTTGCTGGAAAAGCAGGATCTCCATTAACAGGCATGTCAATTAATAAGGTTAATTGATTTACCTTGTTCTCCATGAAGTCAACTATAGTGCTTCTGTAAGCAGCAGACATATCATTTTCGTCAGCAGTAGTAGCGCCAGAGTTTGAAAGAAAATAACCATCTTGCTTAGGTATAAAGCATTCTTGAGTAAATGGTGCGAATACAGAGTATTCACCATCATCAAATTTAAATCTATAACTAAACCTTACAAACTTATCTTCTAAGTAATCTGGATCACCTCTGTACGTGTCGTCATAATAAGGTTGGAACTCACCAACTGGTAATGGAGTTTGATCAGGATATTTTTCACTAACAACATCTTGCATTGTAGTTTGATACTCACCTATACCTTGGTTTGTATAAGGTGGTTGAAAATCAGCTGCTATTTCCGCTGTTACTTCTTGCCAAAGTATCGGCGCGTTATATGGCATGTATTTGGCCACACTGATAGTATCTTCTATAGTGTAATAAGTTGGATCATTTAAAGCTGATTGTACGTTTATTTTTCTAGGTTGATTTCTATTGTCTGTAAAAAACAATAAATCTTCTAGTAAATTAACTCCATATATAGGATTACCCTCCCAAAAATTTAAAAAAGCACCTTGTACTAAAATTGCGTTTTGTGTAGCTGTTCCTTCTGATATTAAAGACCTAACTATGAAGTTAGACGCAAGCGGCTTATACTGTCCATTGCCGTTACTACTTAAGGTATTGTCTGTTAAGAAAAAAAATACACAAGAGTTAACTTCAGACACTAAATAACCAACACATATTACATTAGCATTACCTGTTACGTCTTCAAAGTTAATTAGTTTTTTATTACCTAAAACATTTTCTAGCGCACCAACGTCCGAAGACTCTGATTTACTGACTTGTATATTTAATGCGTCTCTATATTCACCCTGTGGTAACAAGCGATCATCAAGATCCTTGTTCATTTTAGATTTTATAAAAACATTTTTAAACTCTGCCATTTAATTCTAGTGTTTAATCCATTTAGATTTACCTCTCATTACCTGAGCTATCTCGTCAAGTTTGATATTAGATAATCTTATTTTTGCATTTCTTAATTTAGAGCTAGCTTCTCTTTTAAGTCTATTTATTATATACTCAGGTTGATTAATTCTACTAGCTAATACAGCATGTGATAAGTACGCGTATATTGCAGCTTCAGCTAACTTAGGTACTCTACTGTCCATATCATAAGCTAAACCATCAGATATGTATTCTAATATTATAAGCTTATTAACTAGATTACTTGAAAAAGATATTTTACCTTCTCTATGGTTCATGTTAAACCAACCGTTTATTTGAGAATTTTTAGGGTCTATGCCGTATAGTCTACCATAACCAGCGCTCCACATTCCTCCATAACCCCAATCATAACCGTACCAGTCTAAACTAGCATTAAACTCACCTGTATTTAAGTCACCATCTAAACCGTTTCTATTATTATTTCTCCATCTCTCTTCTGTTATAGAAGTTCCATCTATATTTTCACCAAAGTTATCTTGAGTTGGTATACCATTAGAATCTTGTAATGGAATAGAGTACGGTGAATTAGTTAAGTTATTTGATGGGTATATAATTCTTTGTACACCATGCATATCTATCCAAGACATTCTAACATAGTTAACATAGTCTTGCGGTATTATTACGCTAAGACTAGGTGGTATTGTAAGCTCTTGAGATTTAACACTTTTAAGTGTATCGTAACTAAATTCTTGTAAAGCTCTTTTTGCGTGAAATATTAAATCAGTTCTTTTTACACTTGGTATTAATTTACCAGCTCCAACATATGCTACTATAAAGTTATTTACAACATCATTTAAAGTTATATATTCATAACTACCATAGTTGTTTTCTGTAGTAACTCCATAAGCATCTCTATCTCCATAATCACCACCATCTATTCTTTTTAATTGACATACTAAAACAGAGTTTTGAGGAAGTGCTGCAAGTAATGTTATTGTATTACCAGTTACAGTGTACGATGCTATGTATTCAGTATATGTCAATCCATCAGCACTGCTATATAGTTTAAAGTTATTTAAAGCATAATCTACAGCACTAGGATCAAAAGATCCAAACACTAAATCAGTATCAAAAGTAAATGTAAAGCTAGTTTGACCTGCTACATCAGCAACTGTAAAGCCCTGTGCTCCAGCGTAGTATTGTTGGTTGGTTTCGTTTATTATTCCCATCTATTAGCTTTTTTTATTTACTTCTTTCCCTTGAACTTGCTGTGCGGCAACTTGGATTATAGTAGGATCTTGTATTATTATTCCAGTATATGCTAGTATTCTTAATATAATATTAACTTGCTCTGATTCATGTAATTCAAAATCTCTAGAACCAGTACCTAATCCTGGGTCATAGTAATTACTATTGAATATATATTGGCCTCTACCAGCTGTTGTAAAACCCCATATAGGTGAAATAGGCTTTCTTATATAATCAACTTCTATATTGCTTACTATAGTTGCTGGATTTACGTATATCACGTTCTGTAAGTGACTATTTATGGTTGCGCCCGCATTATTTACGTTGCCTCTATTTTCGTATAAATACGTAGGAAAATTTTTAGTTGATTTTGTTAAAGGAGATCTTTCTATGTTGTAGAAATCTGTTCTAGATAATCTCTGTAGTTCTATTTGATTACCTCTATCGTCTTTGTATATTACAGTACCTAATCTGTAAAAATCTACAGTAGCTCCGTATTTATCTACAGTTGGTAAAGTAAAATACGATAATCCTGGATTACTCGTGTTGTTATACACAGCTGATCCAAATGTTTTAAATATAGCTAACTTTTCGTCAAGATTCATTATCCTGTCAGCGTAGTCAACGTCCGCTTGTGGTACTCTTATTTGCTGATTTAAGTCTTCAAAGTATTTTTCAAATATATCTAATTGAACCTGAGTACCTACCTCATTGAATTCAGCAGGAGTTAAATAACCTCTTTGCTCTTTATTTATTATAGATAATACTGTTTGATATACAGTGTTTACGTTTACAGCCATACTTCTTTAAATTATAATACACTAGGGTACCATTAATATGATACCCTAATATATTAGTATCACTTGTTTATATTCTTTTTTCTATAGATTTATAAACTTCTACTCCTTCATCAGTTTTAAACCAAGCGGCTAAAGCTGAGTATGGGTTTTCGTCAAATGGCACAGTAAATAGTTTTCTGTCATTTGAGCCCCAGTGAAAAGTTCTTTGATCTTGTGACAAGGTAATTATTCTGGCTTCAATAGCTTTTATACCAAAGTTTCTTAGCTGAACGTTTTCGTCATTAGCTAGACTTATGAATAAGCTAGGTTTTGTTTTAGCGAATAATAACAAATCTCTTTTGAGTTCTTTAGATTTCATATTAGAAACAGAGCTACCTTTTTCAACTCTAAGTATAGCTTCGGCTTGATCAATATCCATTTCCATTGCTGCGTTAAGCGCCTGTACTTCCATTTCTATAATATCTAAATCATCTTCTGCCTCTATAACAGAATCAAACTCGTAATATTTTTTGTCTTTTAGTGGATGGTATTTACTTAATAGTTTTTGTAAGATTTGATTCTCTTGCGGAACAGTTAATACACCATCTCTAAAAGTAATATGACCTAACGTTGCTTCGCCTTTTTGCTCATCTACAAAAGGACTATTCATGTTAGTTGCATATCTTAACTCTCTTTGCTTAGCTTGATCTTTATCAAAATATAACAAAGGATTTTTTCTAGTATGCTTACTTGGTATTGTTAGTGTTAATGGTTGTTTTCTACCTCTAACAACGTAAGTTCTAGGTTTAATTTCCCACTCTAGTTTCGTGGGTTTTACTGGAGTAGCAACTTTCTGTACTGCTACTTTTTTTTGAGGTGCAACCTCAACTTTTTTTGCTTCAGCTTTTTTAGCCATAATATAATATAATTAAATAGTTTATAAAAAAAATAAATACCCCTGCCCGAAGACAGGGATAATTATTGTTGAGTAATTACACTCCTTTGAATAACACAAAGTTATTAGCACCTTGTACAACTAAACATCTTTCAGATAAGAAGTTTACAGTCATAGCATCTAGATCGCTAGTGAAAGCACCACCAACAGAACCAGTTAACCAAGACTTCATACGTCTGTCATCAGCTTGTGAAGCTCGGTAACGAACGTGTAAGAATGGTCGTCTGATGTTTGTTCCTAGAATCTGATCGTAAACAGTAGATGTTCCAGCAGGAACTAATACACCTTCGATAGAAGCAGGCCCAGTCATAGCGCCACGAGTAGAAGCATCATTTAAGTATTTCCAGTCAGTTTTGTAGAAATCGTAAGATCCACGTCTGAAACCAGAGAAACCTAAGTTTAATGCCATTTCCTCAGAATTTTCAAATAGTCCAAAAGCAGTACCACCTTGTGCTCCAGATGAAATTGCAGCAAGCATATCATCAAAATCAAGATTAGTGTTTCTGTTTAAGAATAACATGTTTTCTTCAATTGCTCCTTGAGTATCTAAGTTTCTAAGAATATCATCAAAGTCACCAATACCAGTAGCAGCAGAGAATCCAACCTGTACATTACCTCTGTCTTCAACAGCAGCAAACATACCTTCTGTACCAGTAACACCTGCAATAGTAGATGTAGCAGCAACTGTTTCACCTTCTACAACAGCCATTTCTAAGTAATCTTCAAAACGTAGTCTTGTTTCAGACTCTGCTTTTAAGTACCATAGGTATCCAGATGTTCCGTCTTCAGTAGCAACTTCTACCCAACCGATCTGAGCAGCGTCAGAACCATTGATTGAATATTGGTTTCTAATGATAATTGGTTTGTTAGAGAATTGAGTAAAGTCAGGAGTTACAGTAGCAATTGGGTAATCATTGTTAGCTACAGCAACAGCATTGGATTGACTAGCAATTGTAGTGTTTGTTCCTTTTGGATATTCAGATCCATAAACAAATATCTTTACATTACCTACAAGACCTTCTGTAACTAGTGTAGCAGAACCGTAAGGCAACACATTGATAACACCAGTACCACCGCCAGCAGCAGTTCTTAAGTCAGAATCAATAACCAAACATTTTGCTTCTGCACCAAAGTCATCCATTACAACAATTGTTTGTTGTGGAGATATAACGTTGTTGATGTTAGCCGCAATAGGAATAGTAATTGCATTAACAGCAAATGTACAGTTATCATAAGATATATGCAATCTGTTCTGTTCAGACCAAATTACTTGATCAGATGTCATTGGCATTTCAGCGCCAACCATTCGTAAAAATCCTGATAACGTTCTGTTTCCATAACGCTCTACTTCAGCTTCGTAAAGTTCAGGTAAGTATTGTTGTGCAAAGTTTCCACCAGCTGCACCGTCAAATGTTAAATAGTTGCTCGCAAGAGTTTGTTGTAATTGCGAAGGTACTATTGAACCAAATTGTGGAGTTAAAGCCATAATTTTAAAAGTTTAATTAGTTAAATTTTCGTTTTTTTATTTTTAGTTTAGACGAATCCAAACCACTTATTGATTTTACTTTTAAACCATTAATAAAGACGTTTCCGTCGGCAACTTGCCTAGGCTTGTCACTACTTGAGTTTTTAGAAGAGTCAACGATATCTTTAATACCATCTGCTCTACCTTGTTCGTAAAAATGATTAGCGATTTTATCCGCATTCATAGCAGCATACATAGCTTTGTGATAACCAGAAGGATTACTCACAGCTCCATCTTTGTCAACAAACTTTGAAATAAAGCTGTTAATATCTAGCTGTGATTTACCTACATCAGAAGGATTTTGAACATTGTACTTAAACCTTTTTTCTCCTAAGTTGAAATCAAAACCTTTGAAATCATCGTTAAAAATTTGTTCAGTTTGTTTTTTAAAATCTTGCTGAAGAGTTTTTGCATGCTCTTGTTGCTGCTTGTGTCTATTGAAAAAGTCCATAGCTTTCTGCTGATCTTGAGTAGCACCAGGTCTCAACTTGATTTCCTGGTAATATTTCTCTTTCATAGCGTTAAGCTCTAATCGGGCTTTAGCAACTTCTTCTTTGAAGGCCAATTTCTTTTTTCTAATATCTCTTGGCTCATCAAGTTCCTCATCGTAAGAAAAATTATCTTCCATTAAGAAATCTATTTCTTCTTTATCTAAATGAGGTTTAGTTTGTTTGTAATATTCATTAAGTAAAACTTTTTCGTTTACATTAGAGTAATCATGATTAAGTCTTACATAATCTTCTATCGTACCACCTGTTTCTGACATAAAGTCTACAAGTGATTGTATGTTTTCAGGTAACTTTTTACCTTGTATAACTTGTTCTTTAACAGCCTTCTCTGCTTCTTCGTAAAGCTCCACTGTTTTCTCGTCTACCTCTTCTTCAGTTATTTCTTGGATTGTAACTTGTTCGGTAGGCTCTTTTGGCTCTGAGTGTGCTTGTCCCACTTCTTTTCCATCTGTTGGTGATTCATGTACGTCTACGCTCTCTGTGCCTTGCTCTTGAACAGCATCTTCTTCTTTTTTTGTTTCTGTTAAATCAACTTTAACTAGATTAGGAATTAATTCTCCTTGTGCTTCTGGCTTTGTTAAATCAACTTTAACTGGTTCTTTACTAGACGTATTGACTAGTTTTTTAGGTTTTGCTTTTTTACTTTTTAAAGAAAACTCACCTTCTTGTTTGACCTCTACGGCCTGTTTTACTTCTGACATAATATAATATTATAAAATTAAAAATTATTTAGGCCCAAAGGCTTCTAAGCCAAAGTCACCTAAACTATCGTTAGTAGATTCAAAGTCGATAGGTGTTCCATCGTTTTGTCTCTGCTGTATCATTTGTGATTGCTGTGTACCTATTATTCTAGCTCTTTTATCTTTTCGGTCTTCAATATCAGATTCTTTACCTTTTTCGCTTTTAAATCTTTCTTTAGCTAGTTGTATATTATAATTAAACTCTTCAGCCATAAGCTCTCTTTTTATAGCTGCCTCAGCTTGCATGCGCTGTATTTCGAACTGAGACTTAGCTTGTTCTAACTGCATTTTCTGATCAGTTAGTATTTGCTGCTTCTGAGTTTCAGCCATAGCTGTTTGCTCTGCTAACTGACCATTAGCTTGAGCTTGAGCTTGCATATTAGCTTGAGCTGCCTTTTGATCTCTCTCCTGTTTTAGTCTACGCTTCTGTTTAAGCATTTGATTAGCTAGCTTTAGGTTACGTATTTGCCTAAGATCTATAGCGTCTTCTAAATCAATACCACCAGACTGTAATGCAACCTGTATGTTTTGTTCTAGCTGCGCTTTCTCTTCTTCGTCTGGTTCTAAATCTAAGAATATACCAAAGTCATGTAAGTTTAAATTAGATATCTCTGACAACGTCTGAACGTTAAAAGTTGATATAGAATTCTTTAAAGCATTAGCTGTTAAAGGAAAACTAACAACATCAGCCAACTTCTTAGATATATTCTCACACAGTCTTAGCGTGAGATAAAGACTCGCATTATTGATGTGCTTAGTAGCTATATTGGATTGTTGAGCTGCTATTTTTTGCAAGCCAACTAACGTATCTCTGTCAGGCAAGCTACCATCTCTAGCTTCATTAAGACCTGTAACGTCTCTAATCATTTGAACATAATAATTATACGTACTTATTAAAGCACCTATTTTACCTTGCCCTGATGATGATGATAACTCTTGAACAGGTACTTTGCCGGCGTTCATAGCTCCATCTTGCGTTAAAGATCTACCAACAACAGAACCAGTTTGGAAATACATGTTAAGCGCTTCTGCTGGATTATAGTTCGTGCCATTACCAAGATCAACTTCTGCTAAACCGTCCATATCTAAGAATACACCATCTGGTACCATTCTTGATATAACTTGCTGTAGTTTTAAATGAGTTAACTGAATCATGTCTGCAAAACCTATAGTCTTACTAACAATAGATTCTATTCTACCCTTGTACATTCTAGGTGCACATATAGTGTAGTTCATTTCTACCTTGGTAGTGTCAGCCATCGGCCTTGTCATGTTCTCAGCCATCTTCCATTCAAGCATCATGTCAGTGCCTAAAACTTTAACACCTTGAAATAGAACCTCTATACTTCTAGAGACTCTATCAAACTTATCGTTTTTAGGTGGATCAAATGTATCTGGTTTTTCTAATATCTTTTCAAGACCTTGATCCGTTTGTTTTAGCTTAAACACTTGATCCATGTAAGTTTTGTATTCAAAATATAAAACTTGAACAGTGTTCTCATCATAAGCTCCCCAACCATATATATAGTTATTATTACTATATGACTTTTGAATCCTAGTTAATTCTTCGTCTGGTATATGGGGAAACTGTTTTTTTATTTCGGCTATAGTAACAGCTTTAACCTCGCCAACATAGTATATGTCTTCAAAGTTTGGGTCCTCTGTGTATGAGTAAATCATATAAGAAGGATCTACATAATCTAAAGTGATACCTTCTGCTGTATTAAAGCTTGTTTTAGCTGCTGCAATACCGAGAGTCACTAAGTCGTAGTTTAATCTACGCTTAAGTAAATCATATTTATTTTTGTCTAATGTCTGTGTTATAGCTTCTTCTTCTGCTATCTCTATAGCTTGCTTATAAGACAGCTGTAAATGCAGCTCCATCTCTTCCATTGTTTTAGGAAGATCAATAGGAGGTATATTTGTTTTTGATATATTTAGCCCTGTGGTTTGCTGTACCTCTTGTATTATGTCTTGACCGAACATATCCATAGCTAGATTAGTAGCGTAGTCTGTTCTTTTCTTTATAGACGCCGGATCATTAGCGTATGCTTTAATGTCGTAATCTTTGTTAGATATACCGTTAGTTAGTATGTCTACAAACTTAGAAAGTATCGGTACAGGTTTCCAGTCTAAATTTAAATAAGATAAATCACCATTAATAGACAATTCATCTTTGTATTTTTGTGTTGATTGTTCTCCTCTTGCATATAATCTACGCGTGTGGTAGTTATTAAAAGAGGTTAGATATCTGTTTCCATTAGTTCTACCTTGTGCAAACCACTCTGACTGTATAGCGTCAGCAACCTTAGAACCATACTCAATACTTAATTTTTCCTCCAAAGGTACTACCTGATTGGGAAACGCACTATTAGCATTATAATTTATATTCATTTACTTTATAATTTTAGAAGCAATACCGGTGTTATCATATTTTTTTATACCTAAGTTATAGGATATAATTTCTCTTTTTGGTATAGGTCTATATCTATTTTTGTTGCAAGCCATTAACGCTAGCCCAGAGCTAATAGATGCATCATGCTTGGTTCTATTGTTTATGTTAAATCTACTCCAGTCATTTAAGGTTCTTTGAAAATACATATCTCCATATCCTTTTTCCTGTAAGCCTACAAAGCTTTCTATATAAGTTTCTATAGCAGCAGCATGTGCTTGTTTTACATCTTCACTAGAGTTTGGTATACCACCAATATCTCTTTCTGTTATAGATAGCTTATTGTAGACTTTGTCTGGTCTATTCATTGAAAAGCCTCTATAGCCTCTACGTTTAAAATGATACAATAGTCTTGGTTTATTATTCTCGCATAATATAGGCATACCATAAAAAACACAAGCCATTAATACATCTTCAAAAAATATTTCAGCTGTCTGAGGTCTTGCTATGTATTCTAAAAAGAAATGATTAGGAGGTATATCTAGCATACTAAAACTAGTTAAACCGTGTAAGGCTCCATTAGAACCTCTACTATCAACAGTACCTGATATATCATAGCTATCGCAACCAAAAGCACCTAAGCCATCATTACCTGGATACTTAATACCATTCTTTACTATTACACGGTTTTGGAGATTTTCAGGTGGAACCCAAGTAACTAAAAATCTACCGCTATTATTTGGAACAAATATAACGCTAGTATCTTTAATACCATCTTTCCATTGAAAGCTACCTTTAGTAACTAAAGAGCTATGTTTTAAATCACCGTTAAAATCTATTTGCTCGTATATTTTTGTTAGGTTAAATAGTGACTGCTTTGCTTCATCTCTAAATGCATGATCTTCTGTTCTAGGAAACTGTCTATAAAATTCATTTAAAGCGTCTTGATCTCCTTTTAAACCATCAACTTCATTTTGCCAATATTCTATAACACCTTGATCTATAATATCTCCTTGTGGTCCAACAATTTCTTCTTCTGGTGTATCGAATACAGGTATGCCATAAGCATCAATGTATCCCTCGTAGTTCCATTCCATAGGTATGAACAAAGAATAGAGTCCTGAGCGAGTCTGTCCGTTGCGGTTTCTTTTTGTAACATCTGAATCATAGTAAAGTTTTTTAAAGTTTTCTCCACCCTTGTCCAACGCGTTACATGTTGAACCCATCATGCATTTACCTATTACTCTACTACCTAGTCTAAGTGTTGTTTTCGTGACCCTCCAGTTATTGAGAATGTTGTTTGGTTTTTCCCATTTACCTGATTCGTCGTGGACGAGTAGTTTGAGCTTCTCACCATCGTACGAGTTGTCGCCTGTGTTTTTCCAGTCGATCGTGGTATCAAGACCCGTGATCTCTTTGACTGATTCATTTGTTTCAAGTTTCTTACGTGTAAACTTTGAGGCCGGGACTCTGTACGCAAGCTCGGTTTTTGGCCTGTCCATACCGTCTTGTATTGGCTTGAAGAAGAACGGGTAGTTGACTGATATCGGGACAACCTTGTCTGTAAACATTGATTTTGCATCAGGACCTGATTTGGACAATATCCCATAGCGTGAATCCGAGGATATAGTTGCAAGATTGACGGTTTCAGCTGAGGACATAAATGAGAATCCTGATCTACGGTTTTTAAGATAACACATTCCATAAGACCGTTGGTCTGCCTTGCATGCCTCCCAAAATATAAAGAACAATCTATTTGCTTCTCGAAAGTCTGGTTTCCCAACATCAATCTTGGACCACTGCAGGTACATAAAGTGAGTACCAGTAATGTAAGTATCCAGATTCTTATTATTGAACCAAAAACCTTGCTCTCTTCTAGTAAACTCTTTATCGATGTAATCATACCATTTTTCTTTAAAATCTATCGGATAGTTTTCCCAATCAAATATTGTTTTTATTTTCTTTAGCTCATCTGGTAATTCTGTTCTCTCCCAAGAATTTGATTTAAACTTAACAACATCCTTAGGTTTTGGCAATGCGATCTTTAGGTTCTGTATATCATATATTTCACCTATTTCACCCGTCTTGCTTATAACAACAACATCATGCTCTTTGTTATAACCATATTCCCACTTCTTATACCTATTATTCTTTTTTATTATATGAGGCTTAATATGGTCATCTACTATTTTACATAAACTTTGATTATACATTATTTAGACCTCCCTTCTGCAAAACCTTTAAAAGTTTTTTCTTTACTTTCTCTAGGCTTTTCACTTAGTATAGCTTCTTCTTCTTGAATCCTTTGTAATATTTCAAAAGCATCGAATATAGCTAGCTTTTTAGTAGCTGCTGCGTTTTTTAATCTGTCCGCTGATATGTCATCATCTGAATCAACAATAGCTTCTTTAGCTACTTTTATTAATTCCTCAACAGCTTTCTGCCCAGCTAGGATTATATTCTTCTTCGTCTTCTTTATGTCCATGTTCTAATAAAATATCATTTGATTTCATACAATACAAACGTTCTCCGTCTATATTAAACTCCCATTCAGATCCAGCTTTAAACGTTACTATATGTCCTGGAGTTATTCTTAGCTCTTCTAATGAGCTATTACCTATTTTTAATATACCAACATTGTTTGCTTCTTTATTGTTTACTAGAAGCTCTGTTTCTTTAATAGGCATTATAAAGCAGCGATCATTAATTGATTGCCATTTATTTTTTCTTTTGTATAAGTATACTTGGTCAACACCTGCAAAGTATAAGTCATCTTTAAAATAAGATCTACTATTTGTTTGCTTACCCTGCATGTTATAAAATCTTCTAAAAACGTTTTGATGTATTACAACTATATCACCCTGTTTAACAGGCGTTGCAATAGCGAGAGGTGTTGATACTACTTCAGCAAATCTATTTACAAATTTCCAACCTTCTATTTTAGTATTTAAAACTAATTCAGTGTCTCCTATTTTTTTTGTATTTGCATATCTATCACCTATCGGCTTAACGATAAAATCATATACACTTTTCATTAATACTTTATATCATATTCTATAGATATAGCCATATTAGAATTAAATTTCTTCCATGGCAATACCTCGTCGTTTTTCTTAATGTAAATGTTATATGATGAATCTTTATCTTCTAGTAGAATATGAGATATAGTGTGACCACCGTAAACCTCTTGACCTACAGAGTAGTGCATAGCATCATTTTTGTAATCAGCACCTATGCTAATTTTTCTTATGACATTATCCATCTTTCTCTATTTTAGTGTACGTGCCATCTTCTAGGTTAATATTGATAGCCCCGTATTTTCCCTCAAGATCGTTTTTTACTTCTTCTATATCTTTGTTTAGAGCGGCTACTTTATGAAGTAGTCCGTGTTTTTGAGTTTCTAGAACACCAATATTAGTTAAAATTTCATTTAACTCTCTTTGCTGCTCCACTACTTTCTCTAATTCTTTGTCTTCTATTTTATTCATTTTATTTAATTTAATTTAATTACTTGTTTGAATTTTTTTAGCTTTTTCCCAGCTACGACCTACAAAATAAGCACCGTATACTGTTACTAAAAGGGTTTGAAATATTGGTATATACTCTTCCGATATTTTAAATTCCCCTACATTACCATCAAAAAATGCACATACAGTAAATATAAACGTTAAGTATATAAGAACCATAGGGCGTATATTTTTAGAGAGCATACTATCTGACGCCATATCTGACTTCCACCTTTCGGTTACCTGCGATTGAGCTTCACTATCTGCTTTCTCTAGTATTTCAACCATTAGCCTTTTGGCCTCAAGTTTTTCTTCCTTGGTAGTTGTAAGCTTATCGATGACGCCACCAACTTCTTTGATGACGCCACCAGTAAGCCATTGAATTATTTTGTCCAATTTTATTTATTTAATTTAATTTCTAATACTTCTTTTCCATTTGGAAAAATGTAATCATATCCTGGATACATAATAGTAGCGTAACCTCTGTCGTCAATACCTAAAACCTTATGCTCAACACCTTTCATAGTAATCTTATTACCAGCTATTAAGTTAGATTTTTTATTTACGTCAGGACTATTTTTTAAATATCCTTTTTTTGAGTACATTATTTCTTTGGATAAGTAGCTTTCTTTCTTTTCATTTTTTCTGCTTCTGAGATATTTGCCTCGTATGGATCACCCATTGGATAACTTGGTCTCATTGATTGAAGAACAGAACCCTGCTTTAAAGCTTGCTGATGAAAACCGCTACCACTTTTAACTGATAGTGTTTTACCATCTGAAGCTTTTACATTAACTCTTTCTCCGCTCTTAACATCTTTCATTTGAGCAGGTCCTTTTTCCATCATCTTAGCACCACCTTTTTTCATGTACTTGGCAGCTCCTCCATTTGTCATTATGTCAGCTACTTTAGCAGCTCCCATATCGTAACCGTTCATTCGTCCAGCACCAAACTTTTGAGAGTAACCCATTGCAGGTCCTTCTTTATACTTAGCAGCTCCTTTTTGATCAGCCATTAATTGCTTTCCTGCAGCAGCTGGATCTTTAGCTGTCATGCTACCTCCGTCTTGGTTTGTTTTCATCTTATTTTTTGGTGCTCCAGCTTTCGTGGCTACAGCGTCATATTTCATGTTTTTAGGCATATTGTTTATTTATTAACGTTAATTTTTTTTAATATGTATACTTCTCCTGGAAATGTAGAATACGTGCTTGATATTGTATTGTCATCTAACATTTTGTATTCTATTTCAGCTGTATATCCGTTGTCTTTATTATATATACTTGTAGTTAATTCACTACTTGTTTGTTTTAATATATTTTCTTTTAATGTCTTTAACTCATCAAAGCTAGTGTTTGTTATTGAAAGAACAGAATATTCACTTGCTAATATAGTGGTTATATATGTTGTTCCTTCAGACTTCCATACACCGTTAAACTTTTCTTGAGCTTTAAGACTTAATGAAGATAGTGTAATAAATAATGCAATAATTAAGTTTTTCATATAATTTGATTTAATTGTTATTCTTTATTATATGATTACACAAAATATTAATAAGCTACTTTTTCTCTGCAGCGTATGCTGCTTTTTCCCAAGGACCTTTACCTGCTTGCATAACAGAGTAGTCATATTCTTTTCCTTTAAACATAACTTTACCAGCACCAACATTGTAGTCCAGTTCACCATTTTTAAACTGGTCAACGTGTACTTGTTCATGTGCTATGGTATTGTCTAGTTCTTTTTTGCTAGAATCCTTAACAGCATCTTTGTTCAAAATAATAACTCCATTTTTAGGTGTTCTTGCAAATACAGGATCATCACCCATATCTCTTTCAAACACAGATGTACTCATTTTATTGAGATCAAAAAAAGGTTTTATGTTAAATGCCATTCTTGTTTCTATAAGGAAATTTGTTATTGAACCACTCTTGCCTGTTATTACAACCACAATTGATATTAAGCCCGTCAGAGACAATGTCAACGACGTGCTTAATACCTGTTTTGTGTGTGAAGTTAGCTATGCTATCTCCTAGTCCTTTAGGTTTCATTATTATGCTACTGCAATACCTGTTACAGAAATACCTGTTGGTAGGTTAACTTTAGCTTTAACTCCCCCTGGGTTAGCTGTAAGAGCAGCATTTATAGCATCGCGTACTGATGGAGTAGTTCCAACAGATGTATGTGTAATTGTAACTACATCTTCAGCAGCTGCTAACGTTGATAAAGAAATTGTTGTTGTTGTAGCGCTTGCAGCTTCAACTAGGATAATTTGATCCACGTTGAATAAAAATTCTCCACCAGCTAATCCTGCAGCTGATGATTTAATCGAAATAAAACTTGCCATTTTGTTTGTGTTTGTGTTAGTGTTAGTGTTAGTGTTTGGCTAGGTTTGTACAGTCCTATCTGTTTTATTTTACTAAGTATCTTTTAGCTGCACCATCCATACCTTCTTTAAAACCCGGTACGTCTGCTCCAATTAAAAAATCTTTTTTAGTTACCTTGCCGTCTCCAGAAAGATCCTGTAGTTTAGCGGCTCCATGATGTTTGTCATCGTATTTTAGATCACCTGCTAATTTAGATATATGCTTTTCGTCAGCTGTCATATCTATATCGCTATGTCCATGCTTGGCATCATAGTCTATATCTTCTTTTAGATATTGCATATGTGCTTGATCATCTCTTCTTGTAGCGGCGAAGTTATGACTTGTTACTCTAGTATGTCTAGAGTTGCCGCTGTATTTTCCGTAGTGTCCTTGTTCGTTTACTGACATGTTGTCTTGTTTTTATGGGTTTATTGTTCTGCTGGAGGTACTTCCGCGTCTTTTGGGTATCCATAAAAGCTATGTGCTGACATGTCTCCTGGATATACTGCATAACTTCCAAAGTCTAAAGTTTCGCTGCTCATAACATCAATAGCAAAGCCTGGATAGTAAACTGGGTTTTCTGGGTCTATTGTTTGGTCTTTGTCTATAACCTTACCGATATAAACAACCGCTGCCGTTGTATGTGCAAATACATTTTCTCCCTCTTGTTCTACTAAAACACCAATATTTAAAAGGTATTCAGTTCCTTGTTCTTTGGTATCAAATACCGCTTTGTATATTTTCATATTTAATTTTTCTTAATAAATTCAAGAATAATATTTAGCTTTTCTTTTACTTCATTCATTTGCTTTCTTAAATCTTCGTGTCTCTTTTCAAAACCAACCTTTACTTCTTTTATACTAAAAAACGCAAATTGATATAAAACATATAAAGCACCCATTAATAAAACAACAGATAAACCATATCCC